GCCGTCGCCAAGCTCCCACTTAGACCACGCACTCTGGACCTTCGTCTCACCGGCCATCTCGTACTTGTAGATGTAGAGGCAGTTGGATGCCCCTGTGGTGTAGATCGCAGAGAACTTATGGTCCCTAGAGGCCGCTATCGATCTAGCGCCCGCTGGGATGTACTGCGGCACAGCCACGGTCAGGTCGTTGGCCAAGATCCGACCATCAGCCAGCCGCAAGTAGAACTCACGGACTTGGGTGTAGGTTCCAATGTCAGCCACAGCCATCGCAGTGTCGCCAAGGATCACCGGTTTCACAGCCGTGGATACCTTGTAGTCAGCGATCTGAGAGGCTGAGATGGTCTGAGGGCTCAGGACGTTGTTCGGTGAGAACAGCAGGAACTGACCCTTGTCGCTATGAACCAGCAATTGGTCACGGATAGGGGTCGCTGCGTACAGCACGTTAACCCGTCCAAAGTTCAGATCGACATCGATCCGCTCGTCTGGCTCCAGTTGGATACAGGTGGTGCGGTAGAAGTTCGAGATCGCTTGGCTCTCAGACATACTGACACTCTCGCCAGACAGGAGACCCATACGGCCTTGAAACATAAAGATGTCGTTGATCTCTCGACCGATGAACGCTGGGCTCTCGTTACTATCAGCGCTTCCAGCCAGCCGGTCGTCCCACGTGTACGCGAGTAGCGTGAAGGTACCGTCGGAGTTCCGTCGGAGAACCTGAGGCATCGTGTCTGCGTCGAGCTGCTCCTGCGCCGAAGGGCCAAAGGTTTCACCCCAAGAGGTGCCCTTCCACTCAACGAAGTAGTCGTCAGCAGCAAGATCCTTCTGACCGGAGACCCGGACGAGCTGACCCTCAGCACCATGCTGGGGCAGATCCTCGAAGTCGTTGACCACGCCAGAGACGTGAGTGCAGTTAGACCCGGCAGGACCATTGAACGACACAATGTAGAACTCACGGTTCGCCGCCAGTTCACCCACGACATCGTGGCTGTGGCTCTTCGTGTTGTTCGTGATCGTCCACGTCTCACCGCCTACCGTAGTCGTGGTAGACACGGCGTTTGCCAGCGCAACAATAGCGTCACGAATGGCTTCGTTGGTGTTCGTGGTTGTGGTGCCCGTGGTGGTGTCTGTAGCTGACCCAACGGTCGTGTTGTAGGACGTATCGACACCGCCGGATGGGCCGATGGTGGTTACGTCACTCGAGGCCGTGGTGCTTGTGTAGGTTTCAGGGTAGCGTGAGTAACCTGCGGTCCACGCCGTACTTGGGGAGTAGTGATCAACATCATAGTGTCCTACACCGCTGCTGTTTGCCCCTGTGCGGCTGGTACGTGTGGCCACCGAGGTGGTCGTCGAGTACTGCTCGACCGTAGTCGTACCGCTGGTGCTTCGAGCTCCTGCCGACGTTGTGCTGGAGTTGTTCGCTACGTTGTTGGCGTCACGGCTGGCAGACCGGTAGTAGGTCGTAATCGTGCCGTCACCGTTGTCCACGTCAGTAGCGACGACCAAGGTGTACTTACCGCCACCCGTGTGGTTAGCGATGGCAAAGCTGGCAGAGCGACCAATAGCTGGCCGTGTGTCTGCGGCAGTGCTCGCGAGAACGGTCTTGGTGCGGTTTACGAAGAAGGTGTAGTCACCGACGGTCATAGCCCGCAGGTTGGCTGCCGGGTCGGTGGTGGTCATGTAGGTGGCCGCATTGCCCTGCGTGGTCACGGTCTGGGCCGTACCGTTGAGGTCAAAGACCTCGACAGACCCATCCGAGTTTGCGGTCACGATGTATTTCTCTGCTGCGTCCCGGTCGATGGTGTGGACGAACGTCGAGGTGCCTAGCGTGTTGCTCGTCAGGTTGCCGATATGCTCAGCACCTCGTCGCTTGTTCAACCCATGGACGGCGCTCAGGTAAGCGTTGGTAACGCTCTCGGCTGCCGAAGGGATACGCAGTTCAGGCACCTGTTGCGTCACACCACCAGTCAGACTGGGGATGCTATCGCTCAGGTAGGGCATGGCTTAGTAGCCTCCAAGATGTCGGGATGAGATGTAGTTGCTGAGTGGGTTGTCCCACAGCATGTTGCGGTCTGCGTTGAGGTCCTCATCCTGCTCGAGGGCCACGAGGGCTCGAGTAGCTTGGGCCTGCACCTGTGCCATGTCAGCGTCTGCGCCGACAACTCGGTTCATGTATCGTTGCTGTGCGTCGAGCGTCACGAACCTGCGGGCATCCTCGGGCATGTCCTCGAAGTCGAAGAGATACACGATGTCTGCGTAGCAGGAGCCGGTGAAGGTGTAGGAGAACTTCACGACGTCGAACAGTTTACCGTCACGCACAGTGTAGCGCTTCTGGCGGTCCACGTTGCCGTAGGCATCTGTGGCGTCCACTCGGGTGACGTTAGCTGCGATGGAGATTTCGTTGTTAGTGTTGGGGGTGAGCTGAGCTTTGCGGTGTGTGTTCCAAGACCACCCACGGCTCTGTAGTTCACGTGAGACCTCGTCGATGACCTGAATGGCGATCTGTGCCTCAGCGATGTCGTCAACGAGGTTGGACACAGGATACTCGCCCACTGCGGTGAGCAGGGAGTTGACTGCGTCGATCTTTGTAGAAGGAGTGAGCATGAGTAGATCTGCCTTAGGTTGATGCGTCAAAAAGGGGAGCCCTTACGGACCCCCCTTCAAAAAGCTTAAACGTCAGCCGCTGCGCGTACTTCGTACAGAGCAGATGGACGCAGGACGTCAGAGCCGAACATCATCTTGGAAGCGAGCAGGGTGCCCTGCTTAGCTACAGAGTATTCGGTCTCGGTCACGAGATCCTGTGCCTTCACAACGCCGAGGCCCGAGGTGTGCATGAACATACCGAGGGTGTCGGTGGCATCGATAGCGTAGTCACGGCCAAGGCCAGCAGCGGCGTTAGTGCCGGTGGTAGGCTTGTTGAGCGGAGTACGGCCATCGGGGCCGGTGTTGGTGTTGGCGGTACCGTTGATGGCGAGGTGGTTCGTCTTGATGATGTCGAACCCTGCAACCTTGTAGATCACAGCCTCACCGAAGTTACCGTTGCCAGCCGAGAAGTCGCTGTTGATGATCGTCTTGTCGGTCTGGTTGATCAGCGAGTAGTAGGTCGATGGAGAGACGTACAGAGCACGGCCTTCCATAGGCAGATCTTCGCTGTCGAAGTAGGCCGCAGCTTCGAAAGCAGCGGTCACGAGGTCAGCAGCGCCAGCGGCAGCGCCGACGTGCTTGGTAACAGCGTTGTTCATGCCAACGAGACCAGCGCCGATACCGGTAGCAGCACCAGTTGGGGTAGCTACGCCGGGGGTCTGTGCGTCGTTGTACTGGTCACCCACGCGGGCTGCGCCAACAGCGAGCTGGAAGAGCTTACGCTCCATGGTTAGCGCGAGGGCCGAGGCCATCTGGCGGCTGTATTCGCCACGGAACTCGAAGTGCGTGAGCATCTCGTCGAGGTTGTGGATCCATACGGAGCTCACAAGCATATCGTCGAGGGTCACGGTCTTCTCAGCCGTGTTGATTGCCTGACCGGTAATTTCGTCGCCGGGTACGAAGCTGGCAGCAGAAGCGCGGCCAATAGCTGGGAACTGCGCCGAAATGCCGCCGTTCAGGGTAATGGAGCGGACGCCATCTTTCAGTGCGAACTTCTCATCGAAGTGCTTGATCATTTCGCCCGAAAACGTCTTGAGCAGAAGGTCACGCGAGGTAGCGTAGGTATTCGCCCCTGCGGAACCGGCGAAGGTGTTGGTATTCGCCGGATTTGGAGTGCCGATTTGTGCCATTGTTCTGGCCTTTCATAATCGAAATTTGTCTAGGATCGATCCTGCGCTGGAAAAGCGTCGCAAACCTCTTCCAAAGTTATCCCCGCAGGGGCCTTGGCGTGTCTTGTCAGTCTTTCGCGGTGTCGCAGGTAGTTACCGGCGGTGCATGCAATGGTGCCGGTAGCCACGCCCACTTAGGAGTGGCACGTGTGTTCCTTGGGTACGCATTGGGGGAGCCATGAAAACGCTCCCCGCTGCGTGTTATTTGTTTCGGGCCCTGTTCTTGGCCCTGCTTGAAAT